TTTATCCAGTTGCCTCTGTCACGTTCATTGGCGCGAGATATCTGCTTGGGGAATATTTCAGCACCACCATAACCAAGTTGAGCTGCAAATTCATTCAGCTTTGAAACCATGTCGATGGCTGCAATAGCAGGATCACAAAACAAATATAGGTGAGCACCACCAGATTTAGAACGGCATAAGACCAGAGGAGTTTCCCTAATCTTTGCTTCAAGTTGTTCGAGAGTCTCATTTAATTTCACCTCTCCACGGATGTCAACGTCAATGACGCCAAAGTTGCAAGAGTTGTTTTCACGCAGCATAATTATGCCGAGGATGTATTCGCCACCTTTTAAATGAGTATCAAAATGATTTAATGTCGCGGGTTCACTTATTGTTAAAGCTCGGCCAGACATCTTGCCGTCTGCTTCTTTTTTCTGAACACGATACTGACCATGGGCTTGTTCGTAGCCACGGAATAATTTCATAAATTGCTTTGTTAATTGAGGGTCCATTTAAGTTCCTTTCTGAGGGTGGGAGGAGGCAAGATGTTTCAAAAATTCCTCCTCCCTAGATAATGCAATGTCGTGTGCTACATTACATCATCATCTTGTGACTCAGGAGAGACTTTTACATTCCCTTCTTTTACGTCCTTTTTAAATTTCCTCGCTTCAAGATAAATGTTCTTGCCATTAGGAATATTCTGAATGATACCGCCAGACGCAGCATCATACTTCATCTTAATGCCCCAACCAAACCATGAGCCTAAATCATTTGATTCAGGAACAGTCGTCAGTTGATAAGCTGTCCAGAACATTGCAGGATTTTCTTTTCTGCCTTGTATGTCAATCATCAAACGAGAGATCATGGCATTCCACAACTTAGCTTTTTTAAATTGAGAACCACTCATGCTGATTAATGCTGGGTTGTATCCACCATTATCATCCAAAACATAAACAAGGAACTCACCAGTGATAACAATTTGATTGCCATCAGCTGTTATGTACTCACCTTTTTCGCCACGTGTGCAGCTTTCAAGGCAAGAAGAATCTGAGCCATGGTCAGCAACCAAGCCACCACGATCAGGCTTCCATTCAATATGAGCACGACGATAAGTAATCGGCACAACTGTTATGCCTTGTTCACCGTCATGAGCAGTCTTGGCAACATTATCGAAAATGTGCCCAGCTTCAGCACCATCAATATAATCACCGTGACGTTTGTTAATCTGGTCAGACATCTGTTGAAGGATGCCGAGTCTTGGCATTAAGATGTCGTCTTTTGACATCCCATCCTGACCTGAACCTGCATCTTCAAGCAAAATGCTTTCATCAAATGCAACCACATTAGACTCTTTTTTATTCGCTACTTCATTAGCCATATCATTATCTCCTTATGTTGGCTCTGCGTCCCATATAAACACGGAACATTTCAACAGGTACTTCTTTGCCTTCACTCAGACGCTCTTTTAATGTAGCATTGAGTGACTGCGGATGCACCCCGACTGCACGTTTGTAATAAAGTTTTTTCTCGCGCAACTCTTCAGTAAAGGCATTGCACTTGTCATCTTCATTACGACCAAACTGAACCTCAACATTGCTTTTAATTAAGTCACCAAGATTGTTATCTCGCAACCACTGAAAGCACTGCTGTTGGAGGATCTGTAACTCCTGCTTCGCATCATCTTTGGCGCGGTCTATTGCACCTTGTGATGGAACAGAAGCTGTGATCACATCTTTCACTTCAACCTTTGCGCCATTGCTCAGGGTAAAGTTTTTGATGTTCAGTTCTTGCATTAAGTCAGGCAAGTCCTGTTCAGCCAACATCTTGAGATCCTGCTTCTTTTGCTTCAATGCCTCTTCAAGTTGATTAATCTCACGTTCAAGATCACTCATCCTTTGAGCCATATCAGCGACTGCACCAAGTTCATTGGATGCTGGTGCCACATCCTCAAGCAGATCTATATCTGTCATATTATACCTTTCTCAATTCAAGAGCTACAGGCATGTACCAACCTTTGCGGCGATCCCTTTCACCCTCTTCCATATTACGCTCCCAACGTAGGACGCGCACCGTTGGAGAAACCTCACCAGCAATCATACAAACAATCATGACAGCAATAGGGTCTCCCCCTCCTGGCCACAGAAGATAATCATCTGCGGAGAAGTCTTTCATTATTCTTCTTGCTTTTTGGATTGATGGTCCAGGAAGAAACTGAGGCTTGTCTTCAGGCTCAAAAATAATTTCAAGTGAACCATAACGAGTTGCATCAGTTAAATCGGGAGTCCACCCAAATTTATTTCTTATCGGTCTGTTGACCACATAAACTTTTGACACTTCAAAGTTCCTTTCTCAAAGTATTAATGTGACCTGATAACTACTGGAACCGTAGGATTGACCCCCATCATGCGTACATTAGAGGGTTCGCGCAAGTGTGCTTCACCATCAGAGACCACAAAATAACTATGCCTGAAGAAAATTAAAAAGAAAAGAAGATTTTTTCAAAGAACCCAGTCTTACTCAAAGAAAACAGTTAAGAAACCAAAGAACCCAGTCTTTTGGGTGCCAGTTGTTTTCATACCCGTCCTTGGTTTTTATCTTCTTCTTATAAGGAAAAAATTTGAGGAAAAAAATTTTATGTTTGAAATTATGGAAAGTGTGGGTTCACTGGTTTCGGATTGGTTTTAATTTAACTTAAACAAAGTGCTTAAACGACACCCCAAAGTTGTTAAATTAAGGTTTCAGTAACCCAGAGTCTGGGATCTTTTTTCTTAAAATATTGTAAGTGATTGTTTTAACAGGAAAAGAAAAACACTTTATTTGTTTACTTTAATCAATAAATAAGCGATACTAATTAAGTAGAGGGTTGTCCTCTTCTTTAGAAAGGAAAATAAAATGAAAAAGCCATTGCATATGATAAAGTCCCTCAGCATGAAAAAGCTCTCTGAATATCAGGATGAGTATTTAGAGCTGGAAATTCACAACCCACAGTCAGAAAGATTCTCTGAATTGGAGACGTTGTTTTTTAAAATTGATTTAGGTTCAATTTTAATTTCAGGATAATTTTTGAGAAAGGAAAATAAAATGCTTACAGTTTTTAAAATTCGTGACACTTATAAAATCATCGAGAATGCTACAGGTCTTTCTTCAGATGAACAGCATGACTTCGTCCAGAGGTATAATGGTGGCGATCATGTTTTCTCAACTCGTGAAGAAGCTGAAGAGCGCATGAGTACTTTGCCTGCTGATACTGATGGTGGCAAGTATCGTCGTGTTCATAATTATGACGTCTGGGTTGTTAAGTACGGTTATTGCAATATGCATGGTTGGTCTGATGTTCATCCTTTTGAAATCGTCCGTGTTGTTTCGCCCAAGTGCATTGAGTTGCGTGCTATGAAAGCTAAGTTGGATGAAGACTTCAAGCCTGATTATGTTCCTGGAGGCTTTGCTGGCCACATCAGGAACCAACACAAGCAAACTTACAAGTATGAGTCTTGTGATGAGGGTGTTGTTATTAAAGCAAGGCTCGGCAAAAAAGGTTGGAAGTCTTCACATGGTCGTCATGTGCTTAATGATGAGCCAAGAAAGTTTTACGATTACAATTTTTAGGTTATTGATTGGGGGTGGGGATCGGCTTCACCCTCTCTTTTGAGAAAGGAATGAATTATGATTTACAAAATCCGTTTGGTGAATATCCCGCACTCATCAGCTGAAGATAAAGTGTTCAGAGACCTCAACGAGGCCAAAGATGCCGCTGAAGCAACTGGCTTTGATACTTGTGTTGAAGGGTTCTCTTCTTGTGGCATGCTTTTATACATGCTCGGTTATTCAACTATCAGTGGGTGGTCAAAATGATTAGGTTATTATTTGGTACGTTGGTTTTCATTGGCTTTATATATATGGTTGTGTTCTGTGGTATCAATCTTATGTTGGGTTGCGAGACTTGGGATGAATCTTTATGGACTGAGCAGAACTCATGTGTTAAATTTTCTCAGATGTTTGTTTTATGATGAAGACTTTACTTAGTGGCCAAAGAACGCTATTGTTAAAGGGAATCTTCGCATAGGATTCCTCCCCCAAACTTAGCCCTCCTGAAAAGGAGGGTTTCCTTTTGTCAAAAAATCAGCGATAGTTGTGACAGTTATTTTTGCGGTTGACCACTGGAACTAAGGTTAAAAGGAAGAAAATATGCCTCCAAAGAAGCAAAAAGGCTCTGATGCGAAGATGCAAGTTCAGAGGCCTGTTAAGAATGGACCACCAGTTAAGCCAGAAAACTGGGATGGGCGGTTTAAATCAGTTGAGCCAATGGCCAATCAGAAGTCCAAAAGATCAAAGCCATACAAATGGAACCACCACACAACAATAAATTGGATCATGGGCCAAGCAGACCCAGTTGGATTCCTTGCGGATGTTATGGCAGGGAAAGAGATCTTTAATGTTTATAAAGAAGATGGTGGGGAAATTTCAAATGTCGGGAAGATTGGAGCAGACCCAGACCTACGTGTTCTGGCCGCTAAAACTCTTCTCGGTAAATGCGTCCCTGATTTGAAAGCAGTCGAAGTTACTGCACAAATTGAAGAGAGAAAGGTGCTGGACATCAGCAGATTGAGCGACAATGACCTCACCACAATTGAACGAGTTCTTGAACACGCTGTCATTGAAGGAAGTGAGAGCGGAGAGGATGAAGAGATCGCTGAAGGAGTTTACGAAGAGCTCATGGCCAACGATTGAGCCAGGACGAGACTTCCACGACAACTGGCACATTGATGCTATCAGCGAACATTTACAGGCTGTTGTTGAAGGCGACATCAAGCGTCTGATAATAAACATACCACCTCGGCATATGAAGTCCATCTCAGTTGCAGTTGCCTTACCAGCTTGGACTTGGACCATCCAGCCAGAGAAAAGATTCTTGTTCGCGTCATACGCTTCATCACTTTCCGTCAGAGATTCGGTTAAGTGTCGTAGGCTTATATCAAGCCCATGGTACCAGCATCACTTTGGTGACAAGTTTGATTTAACAGGAGACCAGAACCAAAAGCAAAGATTTGAGAACGACAAAACTGGCATGCGTATCGCTACTTCAGTTGATGGTGCGTTGACTGGTGAGGGTGGTGACATCATCGTTATTGACGACCCGCACAATGTTCGTGAAGCTGAGTCATCAGCAGTTAGAGAAGGTGTTCTTGATTGGTGGGACCAAGCGATGCAAACTCGCCTCAACGATCCAAAGACTGGTGCCTTTGTAATTATAATGCAGCGAGTGCACGAGAATGACTTGACTGGGCACATATTGGCGAATGAACATGACGATTGGGATCATTTATGCTTACCTGCTAGATATGAAATCGGGCATCCAAGCGAAACAAAATCATCACTCAGCTTCACAGACCCCAGAACAAAAGAGGGTGAGCTCCTCTGGCCAGAAAGAATTGATGAGCAAACACTTGCCAATCTCGAGAGGTCATTGGGTACATATGCCGCCGCAGGTCAACTGCAGCAACGCCCAATGCCAAAAGGTGGGGGAATCTTGCGAGCTGAATGGTGGGTTCCATGGGAGAGTGATGATCTGCCCGAGATTGAATATGTAATGCAATCTTATGATACTGCATTCTCAACAAAAGAAAAAAGCTCCTACTCAGCTAGAACAACATGGGGTGTGTTCCGCAAAAATGGCCAGATAAATGTTATTGTTATTGAGATGTGGTATGACAGAGTTACTTACCCTGAGCTGAGAACATTAGCACAAGAGGCTTATGAAGAGTGGCAACCAGACGCAGTGATGATTGAAAAGAAAGCATCTGGCCAAAGTTTGTTGCAAGATTTGCGCATGGCTGGCGTCCCAGTTATTGAGTATAACCCAGACAGAGACAAAGAAGCTCGTGCCCATGCATCATCAGCTTTGCTGGAAGATGGAAGAATTTACTTTCCTGCAAACAAAAAATGGGCTAAAGATTTAATAGACATATGCGCTGCATTCCCAGCAGGAGACAATGACGATATAGTTGATACTTGCACTCAGGCATGGTTGCGTTTGCGCAAAGGTTGGTTTATCAGTCATTCTACTGATTATGAGGACGATGAGCCCACTGAGACAAAAAGGATAACGCTGTATGGCTAGACAACCGATACCATTCGCTGAAGGATCACCACCTGATGAACTTCAAGTTGAGGCTTTTGGCGATGATGAAGTTCTCATTGGCGACCCAGACCTAGATTTAACGCAAGACATTGACAATGAGTTTGATTCAAACTTAGCTGAAGAGATCTCTGAAAAAGAGTTAAAAGCAAAAGCGTCCTCCCTTATAAAAATATATGAAGAAGACCGCGAGGCTCGCTCAGATTGGGAAGAGCGATACAAAGCTGGTTTGCGTACTGTTGATCCTGATGGTGGGATGAGTGAAGAGGAAAACGCCAGAGCCAGTCGCGGTTTGAGCACTGTTGTTCACCCTATGATCGCAGAAGCTGCCACCCAGTTTAACGCCAGAGCTATAGCAGAGCTGTATCCTTCTGGTGGTCCTGTTAAAA